GCTTTCGCGGTTTGCACTCTTAACAGCAAGGGCACCCGCCCCTACAGTTGCCCCAGCTATAGCCGCCCAAACCTCTACCACACTTTTCGACCTAATTACCGCACATCATGGCAGAAGAACAGGCAAAGCAAGAGCAAGAAAACGACAACTCACGTTTAGGAGATGTCATCAAGGTCGTGTTGCTTAGTTGGGCAATGGCAATCCTGACGGCAAACTACCTTGGCGTCTTCAAGCAATCCCTTGATCCCACCTATCCAGCTTCCATCCTTTCTGGTACGGCTGCATCTTTTGGGCTAGCTGTTGGTGGCAACAAAAAAGCAAAAAAAGAAGAGCCTACAATTAAGGAACAGACCTCTACGTCCAAACCCAAATGAGACGTTCTCTCTTTGTATCGTGCCTAACATTTTTTGCGATAAGTCCTGCTTCGGCAGACATTACGCACGCTATTAAATCTTCAATCTCTCTGACTGTTGATGGTGCGGGATCAATCTCAACGCGTTTGCCGTCTTCAATGGCGGTATCTGGCTCTAACGTCACTCTGGGTACTCCTCCTACTTTGGGGACACTCACTTCCGGCACTGCTCTTGGGTACACTCCTGGCGCTTACAGTATTACTACTGCTGGTGACAGCTTTTCGTATTCAGAGTCATACATAGAAGGCGATGACGTTCCAACCGTCCTTTCAACAACTGTTACTGCTGGTGTAGTGCCTGCTATGCCAATCTTTTCTAGCAACACCACAACCTCTGGCGGTGTAGCTGGCACTTTGGCTGGAACGATTGCAACAGATGGCGCATTAGCGATTACTGCTGGCGGCGCAGGGACAACTGCAATTGGTCAAGTCATTCAAGAGCTAACTATTAGATGAAAATCTTGCTGTTGTTGCTTTTGGCTGCTCCAGCTGCAGCAATTCCTGTAGTGCCAAATTTTCAGCAAGGTGTGCTGTCTTCCACGACACGCACCAAAACAAAAGTTACTGAGGTTATCAACTCATACGAATACAGAACAGGATATGAGTACAGCGCAAGCGGAACCAATATTGCTCCAGTTGGTGGCAGCATTGCCCCAGCTAGTCTGACCACAACAACAAACACTCTCAATGGTGTTTCTAGTCGTTGGACTGGTCTTGACCCTGCTAGCAAACCTACTTGGAACATCGTCAACCAAGGTGCATCATTTCAGTTCGTCGAAACGCTTCAAGGGCCAGGGCTCACAAACCACACCCAGATTAACAGAGAAACAGACATTGAATCTTTAACAGAGACGACTAGCACCTTTAGCCAATGAAGCGAGTTATTGCAACGCTTTTGCTGTTAACCGCTCCAGCACAAGCTCAAGTTAGTAGTACAGCAGCCCCCGTTGCAAATAGCAGTGGGTCAGTTACCAACCAAGCCGTGATGGTGACCCCTAGCAAAAATTTTGGCTCTGTAATTAACGGCGTTAGTTGTCAAGGTGCAACCCTGACGATTAACCCTTTCCTAAGTTCAACAACTGGCTGGTCTGATCCGTACGAACGCTATTACAACGAGCCTGTCTATGACACGCTTGACATTACTGGTGCGTTTGATCCAGAAGGCAATCCCGTGCCAGACGGGCGTCCCGATTTTCCAGGTCGGATTCTCTTTAAAAAACCAGTAAGAACTGGACAAAAGACTAATTTCTCAGTCAATGGTGGCATCACTGCACAGATCTCAATCCCACTAGATCGAAGTCATATCCGTACCTGTCGCAAAGCAGCAATAAAGCAAGTCGAGTTGATGGCGGCGACTTTGGCCGACAAGCGGTTGAATTACGAAATAGCTAGGTTGCGAAACTGCGCTGACCTAATGAAAGAAGGCGTGATGTTTCACCCAAAATCGCCTTACAGCAAGATCTGTGCGGATGTTGTCCTGACTAACCCGCCTGGCGTCTTGCCGCCCCACATACATTCAATCCCTACTTCTTTAAAGACCTCTGAAACTTCCGGCGTTGCCAAGCCGACTCAACAACAACTTTCTTCCCCAGCTTCTCCTTAATTTTCTTAATCGTTTTTTTGACGATAGGCTTGATCGCTTTTAACAGAATGTCGCCTAATGGTTTAGCAAGGATGGCACTTGTAACGCCTATCGCGGCAACTCCCGCAGTCGTAAAAGCAGCAGGCGCAGAAGGAGCCCAAAGGCCGACAATCGTTGGTATGTCCAGCGGGTCGAGCTGTGCTCTGCATTCTCCATCGATCCGTTCATAGCCAATAATCACCGCAGTCTGCTGTTTATTTTTAGCGCCAATAGGTATTGCATCGGGTGGCGGGCATGGCAGTTCTGTGTCTACATTTGGAATGCCGGTTGGGTTGGACGCCATCGGTGAAGGGGACTTAGCCGGTTGTTTCGAGTCAGCCGGTTTTTCTTTTGGTGCCTCAATAGCTGGCGGTTTAGCTGGCCCATAAGTCAACGTGCCAGGCGTAAAATCCAGAGCGTTATAACTTGGCATCGTTCCATCACAAACAACAAAGTTCCCCTTTGGGTCATTGGTGTAAGCGTCTGCGTTGCCGGGCTGTGAATTTCTTGTCTCAACGCAGCCAGGTATATCCGCAACCGGAAAACCCAGCATTAACGTAACTGGCGGCTCCTGCGGAATGCTTTGCGGTGGGATGCCTCTCCAAGTTGGTATTTCTGGAACGTAAACACGCCCCACACCAATCTCAGGTATTTCAGGCACCGAATCAGAACGGTAATTTAGGCGTTTCGATTGCTGGCCCTGTTGCTGATGGCAACTCAGGCATCACATCATCGATCTTGGCTGGCACCATCTGAGTTACGACTTTGGTCAGCTCAAGTTTTAGCTCACTCATGTAATACTTCGTCAGCGATGGAATCCTGGTGTAAAGCACCAACGACCCCACAACTATTGTTCCAGACATTGCAAAACCTAGAACGCCAAGCAGGTTAAAAACCTTTTGCATGATCAGGCTCCAAAGAAAAACCTCCCTTGCTGTGTGAGACCAAGGGAGGTGCAATTGCTCTTCCGGCTAAATGCTAGCTCAGAATGCGTACTTGAGGCCAAGCTTGGAACCCCAGCTAAATTCGTCGCCAGTTACGCCGCTGAGTTCTCCATAAACGGAAACGCTTTCAGCAACCTGAACTGCACCACCGAATTTACCAGCAAACTCAACTTCGTTCTCTGAACCGTTTGGCATCAGGATGGCAGGGCCACCTTGCACGAACCAGGAATAAGCGCCTTGGCCGCCTTCGTAGCCAACGTCAAGATTCAGCGCACCACCTAAGTAATCGTCGCCAACAGTTGCGCCGTTAAATTCTGGGTTCAGGTAAGGGCCAGCGAGGGCAGACGCTGGTGCCAATGCAACTGCCGTAGCGGCTGCACCAAGAACAAGAGACTTGATCATTTTTAGAAAGGGTTGAGTTTCCTTGAACCAGATTAACTGGCCTAGTCAATGGACGGTTTTGAATGTGTTTTTCAATTGTCATCCGTTCCAGGGAACGTTGAGAAATGACGCTTATGCAGTCCGGTGTAAAGACCACGCTTTGGATGATCTGCTCTGTCGCGGCCTTCAAGCTTGTAAAGCATGTCGAGCCAGACAATACGATTATTCATCGCAACTAACTCCTCTGCCCCTGGCTTGCAGGGAATCATTGGGTCAGGTCTTTGCATCAGGAAGGCTTAGTCGGCCAAGTCATCGTATGTGGAAAGCCATCCGCTGACGGCAAATCGCGTAACGCTTGCCTGTACGTTTTCATCGCGGCTGGAATGTTCGTTCCCGTTTCTTTTGCCATAACAACAACCCAGTCGGTCTCAGCAATAAGCCTGTCACGCTCAGCACGAACTTCAGCTTGTTTAAGTGTTGTGCGCTGTGCAATTTCGTCAGAACTAGCCGCAGTTACTGACCAAGTTTGCAACCATTGGTTATTACTCAGTATTGGGTTGGTCTGATTAAGGTCTTGTGTTGCAGCATTGAAGGTTGGCGGATCTTGTGCAACAACAGGAAACACGTTCCATTGGGCCAAAAGCTCATCTGAAGGATTACGTGGAAAACTTGTGCTTGGGTTGTCGCGTCTCAGATTGCCGATTGAGTAGGGAAAAGTCTCGACGGTCTGATTGGGAGCAAAAACGTACATGGTTTTTTTAAAAAGTTTAGAGGGCTACCTTGCGGAAAGCACGAACACGCATGGCTGAGAACGACTGACTTTGCTTGAAGTAGTTGCCTTGGCGGCCATCATCAAAGACGAAATACGTTGCATGGGTAGAAGCCGTTTCGACAGACGACCAGTGGAAGTCGTCAACAAACGCCTCAGAACTGCCTGACTGAAATAAACTAACAGAGGTTTGCGCTGGATTGCCAGAAGTATAATTAGCAGTGCGCTTTGGCACAGAGTAATCATTAATTCCCCAAGAGGTGCTATTGCTATTTGTCGTTGGTTTTAAATTATAGTAAGCAATATCTAATTCATAGTTTGCAGGAAGATACCAATCGCTATAACCGCCAATGGTAAGCCCTGTGCAGAAATCAGCAGCAGGCGAACCAGTCATCAAAGCTGTATTAGCAGCCCCGTCGTAAGGACTTGTCGCGTTTGTTGTGCTATCTGAAGTTGACCATTTTTTCATGGTCGTCTGCGTGTAACCAGTTCCAGTAGCTCCTGTAGCGGCAGGTGCCACAACTAATGCATGAGTTGCTACACCGTTAGCGGTATGACTGATCGATCCTGCGTAGTATCCACCTTCATACGCAGCACCAATTTCAGGCAAAGAAATCCCAGCTCCCGCAGAGCCCATGAACATTGCGCGTGCAATAGGATCCATAATTAATCTCCTCAGGCGGTGTAATCAACAAGTGCGGAACCACGATATTTCGTGCCGCCATCCGTGGTTACAAACATGAACAGATGAGTGCGTGCATCTGTAAGGGATGGTGCTGTTTGACCAGCATCCGCGTTCCAATAAACGGAAGCTGGCCAGGTAATAGCTGTGGAAGAACCAGTTAAAACAAGTTCTAAAGTGAAAGAACCAACAGTTCCAGAAGCAGGCGGATTGCTAAAAGTTACTGTTGAAGATGTACTGATCGATTTTGTGAAGTAGTTGCCAGCCGAAAGGTCAATGTCCAGTGCCCCTACTGCTTCTGCTATTTGCTCGTAAGGCCCATCAACAGACAACCCGGCGTTATGCACCGATTGAGCGGTGAAGGTTTGAGCTGCAGAGAAGGTCTGCGCTGCTGACTTGTCCGCAACGTTGTCAACCGTGACCGTCTTTGTGCTGGTCGTTATCGAATCGACCTTTACTGTTCCGAACGCCATCGCTAGGCCAGCCGTAGGGCAATTACACCAACCTTAACTGACCAGCCCCATCTGAGCACGTCCATTGATAGCTTTATTCAGGTGCTTCAACCTTGACCCACGAAGTTGTTGACTCGTCCCACGTGTAGGCATTGCCATCATCTGGGTAAGGCGTAGGCGCTTCCCAACGGCAAGT